GGGTTCGCCCGGAATACGTCCCGGGCATCGGCGCCGGCTTGCCTAGTGGAAACGCTAGGCAATCGGGCGGGCTTGCCCTCGGATCGGCGCCGACCGCGGTACGGGCAAAAACGGGCGATCGCGTTTTGAGGCGAGAAATGAGCGGTTCGGTGAAAATCCGTAAAGTGCTCCGAACTTTCGTGGGGCAATTTGCGTTGGAATGGAAAATTGGAATCGAAAATTTGATTGAAAAATTTTGAATTTTGAGGCAAGAAATGAGCGGTTCGGTGAAAATCCGTAAAGTGCTCCGAACTTTCGTGGGGCAATTTGCGTTGGAATGGAAAATTGGAATCGAAAATTTGATTGAAAAATTTTGAAAATTTACTGTGCAGCAAATATTGCCTCTTGCAAAAAGTGCAGTGTCGCGTTTAGACTTTGCATTTCTCGCAGAAGGCAGTGTGACATGCAGAAAGCACAACGCGCGGTCTCGCGCGGCAAGGTCGAAGTCGGAAGCTGGGACGAAATTTTCACCGTTGCGGGTTGGCGCCCGCAGGAGAGTGCGAGATGGATGAACAGTGGCAAGCCGGATACGATGCCGGACACGAAGATGGCTGGGACGAGGGTTACGATGAAGGCCACCGGGAGGCGCACCGCGAATTGCGCAGCCAGATTGAGGCGTTGACGAACGCATTGGAACGCATCCGCAATATCGCGGACCAAGAACTGCCATAATGAAAGTCTGCGGCACCTGTAAACTCTGGGAGGCCCACTACGCTTCCCGTCCATCCCTGGGCGGGAAGTGTATGTGGGTCTCGACAGAGGTCTGGCCGGCGAGTACGATCGACGTGCCAGGGGTTCGCAGAGCGGTCGCACTGTTCATGGATGCTGATGCAGGGGAGGGTTGCGTGTTGTGGGAACGTAGAACTGCTGGTAGCGACACGGCTGCTCTATCGGAGGCGAAATGACCTTGCGCGAACGTCTGTTCTACGTCCGCCACTGGCTCCGCGTCCAAGTCTGCAAGTTGCGAGGCCACCGGCTTGAGACGGGCCACCACTTGAGCGCGTCGCTGTACTGCAGTCGGTGCGGGCGCGTTCAGTTTTACTACCACCGGGAAGGAAGGCTGATCGTGTCGGCGCATGCGACGCGGGAGCACCTCAACGAGCTAGGGATCAAGAACCCATGACCACCATTCCAGACACGAGCGACGTGTTCGCGTTCGAGATCCGGAAAGCCAAGGAGGCAGGGAGGAATAGTGACCATGCATGACCGTTGCCGAAATTGGCCATGCCAGTTTGAAGATCGGCACATCGGCCCGTGCTCAACGGACACGAGCGGGCGGTGCGCCTGCGTCAGTGCTGACGCGCGCTGGTGCTACAGCATCCGGTACGCCTTAGACCCGGCAGACGATGATCTTGACGACCGGCGCTGCGAGTGTCGATGCCACGTAGACGACGAGGATAGTCACCATGAGTGAGCATCTGGACGAATCCGTAAACCAGATAAACGATTACATCGCCAAGTGCCGCGCCATACATCGGTCGCATGTCGCTCCCGTTCCGAGGTTCGCGCACGCGGTATCCGCGCTGGCAGACGAGCGCGATGCGCTACTGGATCGAGTGGAACGTCTTGAGCAAGCGATATGGGAGGCTTGCGATTCTTTCCGTTCGCTGGGCTGCTCGTCCGATGCGGACGATCTGGAAAACGCCGTTAGAGCATCTGCCAATGAAGGAGAACAACGAAATGGCTGACGCTGCCGCAAGCCTGCGCGCTCTCGTGCTCGACATCCGGCGCAAGCCGGTGCCGATCTTCAACATCATTCCGACGCTGGATGCGGGAGCGACCGAGATTGAAGCCCTGCGCGCGAGGGTCGCGGAGTTGGAGCAACTGCTCGATGAGGGCAGCGCCTACGTGCATAGCTTCGCGATGCTGTCGAAGCATCCGACCGCGCCAGCGTATGCGATGGACCTTTCCCAGCGGATGAGAGTCGCTGCCGGGCTATCTGGTAATAAATCCCCGCAATGTTTTTCAACGAAGGAGACCGACCGTGGATGACCAACAGATCGAGCGAGAGATTCAGGCCAAGGGATTGACCGCGCCGCGCGTGACGCCGGCCGCCGTGGATGCGGCCATCGCCAGCGAGGAATACCACGTCTTTGCCGGCCGCCTGACCGTCTGCGTCCTGACGCTGGCGAACGGGTTTCTGGTGACGGGCGAATCCTCGTGCGTGGACGCCGCAAACTTCGATGCCGACCTCGGCCGGAAGATCGCGCGGCAGAAGGCGCGGGACAAGATTTGGGAACTGGAGGGCTACCGCCTCCGGCAGCAGATCGCAGCCTGATGCGGCTATCTCATTGCGACACGGCTGCTCTATCGGAGGGGAAATGAGCAACGCAGACATAGCCGCTCAACTTGCCCGCGCCATCTTCGAGTGCGGCGACACGAATCACGACAAGACGCAGCGGTTGCAGTTGAAGGGTGGGCGCTGGCCCAACGCGGAAACCGACCTCGGAGGGTTCAGCGAGGGCGCGCTGGCCGCCTTCATCGACCATACCCTCAAGAGGCTTTCTGACAATGAAGGAGCACAACGAAATGAGTGAGCCGAGACGATGGATGGACTACGGCACCAGCGGAGTTATGCCGCCCGTCGAGGTTGTCGCGGCTGCCGACTACGACGCCCTGCGCGCGAGGGTCGAGCAATACCAGCGCGCCCTAGAAGTGCTGTACACCGATGAGTCCGGCGACCTCGACTACATCAAGTGGTACATCACTGAGAAAGTTTTGACCATCGAGGCGCACAACGCCATCGACGCGGCCGGGCTATCTGGTAATAAAACAGCAGCGTCTAACGAGGTGCCGAAGTGAAGTCCTACGGGGTCGAGATTCCGCAGAGCGCGCTCGACAAGGTGACTGCGCGCGTCGAGTCGGGCAAGCCGTTCACGACCAGTGAGATAGAGCGCGTTCTCATCAATGCTGGCGTGCCGGAGTACCGCGGCAAGTACCCGGTCGCGATGCGAGCCGCCGGCCGCATCGTGCAGGCGTGGCGTCGCAGCGGCGAGGTGCTGCGGATTGCACAATCTCGGTTTCAGCATCGGGCCGGCAGGCTTTCTGACAGCGCAGCAGCACCACAGGTGAAACCATGATGAGCGACTACGAGTGTGAGACCACCTGCCCTCACCGCGACAGGCTACAGACCGAGCGCGACCGACTTCGGGCCACCCTTGGTCTCGTGGTTAGCGTCGCCAATGCCCGTGACGGGCTGGACTACACATGGGCTTGGGAACAGGCAATTGCCCTACTGCGGGAACTGCCGCCGGGGGCTGACGAGGTTGAAGCGTCGAAGCCACGCCACTTGCCCGCCTAGTGGTTAATTAAATACACCGAAAATGCTTGACGGCCAGGAAATACGGTGTATATTAATAACCATGTCGGCACGGTGCTGTTCGTAGCGCAGTAACCGTGGCAGGTAGCCGCAATGACTGACTTCGACTTCTACGCGATGCGGGTGCGGAATCTGCTCGGGGTCAAGGCGCTGCCGCCGGAGTTCGTGCCCATCGTGCAGGGTGCTTTCGCCGCCGACTGGCCGCCGGAGCTTGCCGCCGACGATTGCATGTTGGTCTCGATGGGCGCGTACAGCGGAGATGCTGACCACGTACCAGCACAACGAACGGGAGAGTGAAATGGCAGAGGACTACGATTACCGATGGCTGCTCGGCAAGACGATCACGGACGTTACCGTGATGGCAGTTGATGGCCACAGCGACGTGCCGTGTGCCGTCTTGCAGTTCTCTGACGGGACTACTGCCGAGTTCTGGGCCGGGTATGGCGGGTACGACGGGAAGGCAGAGGACGAGTACCCCTGCTACATCGGTATCGGCCCCGGCCCCATGACGCGCAAAGATATGAAGGTCGTGTACGTGGCGACCGGACTACCTGCAACCGTGGCAGCTAGCCGGGAATGAAGCCGCTGTACATCTTCGACCTCGACGGCACACTGGCGCTGATCGAGCATCGCAAGCACATGCTGGAGTCGGACGACCGCCAGAAGTGGCGGCGGTTCTACGCGGCCTGCGACCAGGACGCGCCGAACTGGCCGGTGATCGACACCATGAAGCGACTCGCGATGTTCGCCGACATCTGGATCTTCAGCGGCCGGAGCGACGAGGTTCGCGGCAAGACAGTGGCGTGGCTCGCAGACCATACCCACTTCATGACTCACGAGCTCGAAGGCCCAATGCTCCAGATGCGCCGCGAGGGCGACTACACCGCCGACGACGTGCTCAAGGGGCAGTGGTTCATGAACATGCTTTTCGAGGATCGCCAGCGTCTTGTCGCCGTGTTCGATGACCGGGATCGCGTCGTGCAGATGTGGCGCAAGCTGGGCGTGACCTGCTTTCAGGTGGCCGATGGCGAGTTCTAGAACCGCTTTCCACGTAACAGGTACTCGCCATGAGTGACGGATGGGAGTTCTTGCAGCGAGTCTGCCCCCTGTGCGGATACACGATGGGGAAGCACATTGTGCCGGGAGCCGGTTCGCCGCTGCATAACGAGACCACTGGCCTCGGGGTGCTTTGCCCGACTGATTCGCGGCTGGTCGCGAACGAGGCGCTTAAAGAATCTGCCCACCCAAACGAGGTGCGCAATGGCAAGTGAGCAGTGCGACTACTGCGGCTTTGATGCCGAGGAGCTAGCGTGGAAGTCTTGCCCGCTTCAGGTTTCGCCGTGCGGGAAAATGCAGGCGCAGCTTGATGCCCTGTACACCGAGAATGAGCGGCTCAAGGCCGCGCTAAAGACGGTGGGCGACGACTACCCCGGCTCATCGTGCCAGCGGTGGTGCTACGAGCAGGCAGGGATTTCGCTGCCGAGTGAAACGCCCGTATGTAATGTTCAGAGCGGGGAGCCTGTATGAGCGTGACCCTACTAGCCGACGAACTACCGAAAGCGCGCAAGCCGCATCGGTGCTGCTGGTGCGGCCAGCAAATCAACGCGGGCGAAGTGTATCGCCGGCAGCGGACCATATTCGACGGCGCGCTGCAGTCGAACGCATGGCATCCTGAGTGCTTCGATGCGGCGGAGTATTGCGACTTGGAAGACGGCTTTACGCTCTACGAAGGCGAACGGCCGGTTCCAGAGCGGGGAAGTGAATGAGCCAGCAAGACGAATGGACGGAGGCGCAGCGAGACAACGGATGGGTGATGCCGACTGCGCCGCTATGGAAGCGCCTGCCGATCATCCGGCACGTTCGCGCGCTGCCGACGTCCGGGTCCGGGTACGGGAACGGGTACGGGAACGGGTACGGGAACGGGGACGGGTACGGGAACGGGTATCCCGGCTCTACGTCATGAGCGCCACAGATAGCCCAAAAGATTCAACCACAGGAGACTGACGACATGAATTCACTGCTGACGAAGAAAGCGACCGGCAAGCTGGTCATTGCGATTCTGGATCGCGGCTGGGTGTTCATCGGTCGCGCGACCGAAGATGAGCATTCGTTGCAGCTCGAAGGTGCCGACTGCATCCGTTGCTGGGGAACGAGCAAGGGGATCGGGCAGCTCGCGCTCGAAGGCAAGCAATCCGAAACCGTGCTGGACCCTGCTGGCAGCCTGAGCGTGCCCAAGGGCAGCGTGATCGCGCTCATCAACGCGAGTGAATCGGTATGGCCGGGCCGGTAAGCGCGCTGCCGACGTCCGGGTACGGGTCCGGGTACGGGTACGGGTACGGGGACGGGGACGGGAACAGGAACGGGGACGGGTACGGGAACGGGAACGGGGACGGGTACGGGAACGGGTACGGGGACTGGGACGGGAACGGGAACGGGTACGGGGACGGGGACGGGAACGGGTACGGGAACGGGTATCCCGGCTCTACGTCATGAGCGCCACAGATAGCCGGGAGGGAACGTGAGCGACAAGTCAATCACGATGACAATGCAGCAGTGGAGCCACGTCGTTTCGCAAAGCATCCAGCTTGCCGAGGCTGGCAAGAAGTGCGCAGCAGAGCGCGAAGCCCTGCGCGCCGAGGTCGAGCGGCTGACCCGCGAGCGTGCCCAAGTCGAAACCGTGCTATCGCACGAACTGAGCAAGGCGCTGGCCGAGGTCGAGCGGCTGAAGGCTAACGCGGAGCGGTATCAGTGGATGAAGCGCGTGCACGCGGACGGCGACGAGTCGGTTACCGAATGGATCGGGTTCTACGCGGCCGACCAATGGGACGAGGAAATCGACAGGGAGCGACTACCGTCCCCCACGACAGAGGTTCCGAAATGAAATGGCCGCAGCGCGTCATTGACGAACTAGGGCGCGAGCCGCGCGTGGGCGACTGGTTCGCGGAATGCTGTATCGAGGATTTCCATCAGATCGAGACCGCTGAGGAATTGGCGGCGCTGCTAGATCACTACGACGAGATGGATACCGGCGGGCACTTCTACCCGAGCAAGGTCGCCGGGATGGTTGAACTTGCCGAATAGGCTACCTGTAAACACACCCGAGAAACAAAATGAGTAACTTCGAAGTTATCCAGGATAGCGGTCTCCCGGTAAAGATGTGGACGAAGGGAGTGCCTGTGGAGGACTCGGCCAAGAGTCAGTTGCTCAATCTTTCCAGGATGCCGTTCGTTCACAAACACGTCGCCGCGATGCCTGACGTTCACTGGGGCATGGGTGCCACGGTAGGCAGCGTCATCGCGACGCGCGGCGCACGTTGACGGTTGCCGATCACATCAAGGCAACCGAGGGTGTCGAATGCCGCAAGGATGCGGATGTCATTGACGAGACGCCGGCCGCGTACAAGGACATTGACGCTGTCATGGCAGCACAGGCGGACTTGGTGGAGATTGTTCACACATTGAAACAGATTGTTTGTGTGAAGGGGTAGGCGGAACCAAAGGAGGCGCTTATGGGCAAGAAAACGAAGCCCAAGAAGCCCGGCAAGCCGGGTTGCTGAAATAACGCTTGACAGGTTTTGTGGAGTGAGGTAGAAGTTCAGCCCCGGGTAACACCGGGGCTTTTTATGTGGTTGACAAGTGTTCCCGGCAGGAACACACTTGGAAAGCCACCGGAGGAAATGCACATGAATGCGGTAATGCTGGCCCACGAGATCCTTGAAATGGAGGACGAGTTGATCGCCCTGCGGAGCGAGAACGCGCGGTTGCGTCGGATCGAACAGGAGTTTCGCGAGTACGTCACAGCAGAGCTTCACCATCATGAGATCATGATTGTCGGCACGCTCGACGTACTGCTTCAGAAGGCAGCAAAATGAAAGCTGTTGCGTACTGCCGCGTCTCCACGACCGAACAAGGCAAGTCTGGCCTGGGGCTGGAAGCCCAGCAGGCCGCGATCCGGGCGTTCTGCGCGACCGAGGGCATCGAACTCGCGCAGACCTACGTCGAGGTTCAGTCCGGCAAGTTGTCGGATACCGTCAACGATCGCCCCGAGTTGGGCCGGGCGATGGCGATGGCGAAGGCCCTGGGCGGTCCGGTCATCGTATCGAAGCTCGATCGCCTGAGTCGCGACGTCCATTTCATTTCGGGCCTGATGGTCCACAAGATCGAGTTCATCGTCGTGGAACTCGGCCGGCAAGTCGAGCCGTTCGTCCTGCACGTCTATGCGGCTTTGGCTCAGCAGGAACGCAAGATGATCTCGGACCGGACCAAGGCCGGGCTTGCCGCGGCGAAGGCGCGCGGCGTGAAGCTCGGCAACCCGCACTTGCAACCCGGCACAGCCGCCAATAGAATACGGAAGGAGAAGGCTGCGGCCCGGGCGGCAGCCCTCTTCGACGTAGTAGCTGGTGCGCGTGCCCGAGGGCACAATACCTTGCGTTCCATCGCGGAGTACCTTAGTCTCTCTGGGGTGCCGGCACCGGGCGGCAAGGGTTGGAACGCTATGGCGGTCAGTCGGCTGCTCAAACAACTGGAGAACGTCAAATGAGAGATACGTACCGCATCGTGCATGGCTGGAACGATTGGGAAATTCAAGTCATGCGGGCATACGGCAACGTTTGGGAGTACGTCACTGCGTATTCGACGTTCGATCAGGCCGCTCAACATCTCAAAGAAAACTACGGTTTGGCGGTAAGCGTGGTCGTGCCGGAGTGATAGATTCGCCCAACGAAGCCCTACTTCAGCAGGGCGATTACCAGACCCTATGGGAACGCGCGCTGCCGCTCGTGAAGTGGCAGCTGGGCCGGATGGTCAAGTCCGGCGCGTTCCAGCCGCACGACTTGACCGACGACATGATCCAGGAGTGCAGCCTTGCCGTGGGCAAGGCCCTTCCGAGATGGTCGCCGGCCCGAGGCACGCTTGCGAATTTTGTGATCCATCGCATAAGAGGGTGTGCGATGGACCATATCCGGCGGGAGGCGTCAGGGATCGTGGGCGGTCGGCGCGCACAGGGACGTGCGGGGCCGCTGGATGAAGCCACCTTGCCGAGCGGGCAGCTGCCGGCACTGGACCTGCTGCTGGCGCGCGAAAGCAATGCGACGATCCAATCTGCGCTGACTGCGCTCAATCTCGATGAGTACGACGTGCTTGTGCGATACTACGGGCTCGATCACTACCCGCCGCGCACTGTGCGATCCATCGCCAAGGCGTACAACCAGACCACGGAAGAGGTCTACCGGCTCCTAATGCGTGCTACTGCTTCAATGCGAACGATGCTGTCCGACACCGACAGTGAGGATTCGCATGAGCAGACCCGACACGCCAGCCTTTGACCGCGGCCGTACCGGACAACGTGTACGCGCCGAGCGGTTCGATGAGCCCGGCAACGAAGACCGTTACCTCAATGAAGAAACCGATGAGTTCGAATCGCGTGAAATCGGGCTGAACGAAGACCCGTTGATGCGCCCCGACGCCCCGGACCTGGGCACTCTCAAATGGTCGCCTAAGCCGCCGCGGGGTTGCTAATGGACTCCGCTGATTGGCTGGATACGGCGACCCCGTCCATACAAATCCTTGAGGGGGACTGTCTCGTATCGATGGCTTCCCTTCCGGGGAAGTCCGTGCAGACGTGCGTTACCTCGCCGCCCTACTTCGGCCTTCGCGACTATGGTCACGACGGGCAGATCGGCCTTGAGGCAACGCCGAGCGCGTACGTCACAAAGATGGTTGACGTGTTTCGTGAGGTACGTCGCGTGCTGCGCGACGACGGAACGCTTTGGTTGAACTTGGGGGACAGTTACGCCGGCTCGGGCAAGGGTGCGTGGGCGAACAAAGATCGTCAGAAAGAGACTTACGTCCCTGATCCAGAGAGTCCGCAAACAAAGATGCCGAAGGTGTTTCCCGGCATTAAGCCGAAGGATCTAATCGGAATTCCTTGGCGCGTCGCCTTTGCGTTGCAGGAAGACGGCTGGTATTTGCGCCAGGATATTATCTGGCACAAGCCGAACACCATGCCGGAGCCGGTACGGGACCGTTGCACCAAGGCGCACGAGTATTTGTTTCTGCTTAGCAAATCACCGAAGTATTACTTCGATGCTCTTGCGTTGAAGGAGCCCGCGGTTAATGCCGGTAAGCGCGTTATGCTCGGCGACAAGAGTTTCGCCAAGGGGCAGGCTAAGGGAAAGGGCGTCGCTCCCAGCGGGAACGGTCTCGCGGAGTTTTACGACGTTCCGGCACTGCGCAACCGTCGCAGCGTCTGGAGCATCACGACCAAGCCATACAAGGGCGCGCACTTTGCGACCTTCCCGCCCGATCTCGTGGAGCCGTGTGTTGTGGCGGGCTCTAGGCCGGGCGATACCGTGCTTGATCCGTTCGGCGGTAGCGGCACGACGGCTCAAGTCGCACTGCAGCAGGGTCGCAGTGCGATCCTGTGCGAGTTGAATGCAGACTACGTCGAACTGGCAAGGGAGCGGATCGCGAAGGTGAAGCGATGACGCGTCTCTATGCGCTAGCCGCGGGCAAGGACTATCTTGACCCGAAGACACGTCACGTCGAAATGACGGCGGACGCGATCATCCGCGGCCTGAAGAAGTTCCACGTCATCCCGCATACGCAGGCCGAGTACGCCGCGATGACGCCGAAGGAGAAGGCCGTTCTCAAGAAGGAGAGCGGCTTTCTCATCGGCGGCAACTTCGGAGGATTCAAGACCAAGGCGGACTGCAAGTACCGGTCGATCGTCACGCTGGACCTCGATGCGCTGACGCCCGAGACCGCAGCGATTGTCGTGGATCGGCTGAAAGAGTATGGCCGGTCCGTGATCTACAGCACGGCAAGCCACCGGCCGGACAAGCCGCGGTTACGCGCGTTCATTTTCCTGTCACAAGACGTGACGCCGGATGAGTACGTTCGGCTGATTCGCTGGTTTGCTTCCGAGTTGCCGGCCGGTGCAATTTCCAGCGAGACGTACAAGCCGAGCCAGCTGATGTACCGCCCGCAGCGATGCAGCGACGGCGAAGAAGTGTTCATCGAGTACGACGGCGAGCCGTTCGATCCGAGTTACGCACTCGCCCAGGTTCTGCCGGACGTCGAGCGCAAGTCCGAAGCCACCCCGGCTTGGGAGAAGCCGGGCATAGTGGGTGCCGTGGCGCGGCTCTATGAAGGCGACTTCGATCGTGCGATCACAGAGCTTGGGCTGCCCTATGAGCGCAGCAAGGCCGGCCCGACGTGCGCTCCGGGGGAGGACCGCTACACCTACACCAAGGGCTCCGGGGTGGACGGGGCGATCTGGTACGCGGATGACGGACACCTGTACAGCCACCACGGCACCGACCCGTGCCGGGAGCAGAACTGCACGATCTTCGATGTGTGGCGTCTGCACAACGCCGCCCCGGAGGCGGACGACCCGGCGGCGCCCCTGCACGCCAAGGCGTCCCACCGGACGGCCCAGGAATGGTTCCTGCGCCGCTTCCCGCAGCTTTCCAGCGAGGTCCGGACCGAGCCGACCGCTGACGAACTGGACGACCTTGGGCCGCTCCCGGACGATCTGGAGCCGTCCGACGAGGCATCCGAGAAGCCGCTGAAGTTCAAGGTCATCCCGGCCGGGGAGTTCTCGGCCGGCAAGCCGCCCGCGTGGTGGATAAAGGGAGTGCTGCCGGACGCGGAGATCGCCATGATGTACGGCGCGTCAGGGTCCGGCAAGAGCTTCCTGGCTTGGGATCTGGCCTGTGCGATCCAGCGCGGCGTGTCGTGGCGCGGACGCCGGGTCCGTAAGGGCCGGGTCGTGTACGTCTGCGCCGAGGGCATGGGCGGGTTCCGCACCCGCATCAAGGCGTATGCGATCGACAAGGGGGTGTCGATGGACGACTTGCCGGGCGTCATCGCTCAGGCCCCGAACCTCCTGGAAACGGACGACGTCAAGGAACTGATCCGGGCGATCATGGCGTACGGCGACGTCGATCTCATCATTATCGACACGTTCGCAGCCACCACGCCCGGATCGGACGAGAACCAGAGCAAGGACGTCGGTCGGGCACTCTCGCACCTGAAGGCGATCCGGCGGATCACGGGGGCGATGGTGCTGGCGGTTCACCACTCCGGCAAGGACGCGACGCGTGGTGCCCGCGGCTGGTCCGGCATGCGTGCCGCGATGGATGCCGAACTGGAGGTTGTACGTACGGGCGATGTTCGCGTCGTGCGTCTGACCAAGAGCAAGGACGGACGGGACGGGCTCTTCTGGGGCTTCGCGTTGGAGATCGTCCATCTCGGGCTCGACACTGACGGCGACGAGGTCACGAGTTGTGTGGTCAAGGAGATCGAGGTTCAGGTGACTGCGAGCGCCAGCCGGCCGGCGTTGTCTGCCAAGTACAAGGAGGTCTACGACGCCGTTTGTGACTTCGTCAAGGACAACGAGCCGATCGAGCACGCCATCACGTTCCTGATGGGAACGAACATCTACGATACGGGCAGCGACAAGAGCAAGAAGGGGAACTATCGCCGAGCCGTGCGGCGGTTGGTCAAGGACGGTTACCTCTTCGAACACAAGGGCGGCCAGAACATCGGCGTCGACAAGGAACCCACTATCGATCCGGCGGAGTTTGACGATGAATAAGTTTTCACTGGAGTACATCACGGCCAACCACGAAGCGTTGCGCAAGACGCATCGGGACGTGGTGTTGGAGTGCGAGGCGTTCTGCGACATGATGACGCGCGAGCCGACCTTCGCGCGGCTCGTGGAGCAGTGTGGACGCTATATCAGCCGACTCAGCAACGACGATCGCGAGGACGTGCTGAAGATCGCCCTGGAGTTGGCGTGGGAGTTCAACGGTGACCTGGACCCCACCAAGAAGTCGATTGCGATGTGGTGGGACGGCTTCCTGCAGTACGCCATGAACACCCGGCCGCACTGGGTCTGCCGGTTCCGTCACGGATTCGTGAAGGTTGCCACCGAGAACATCCCGGCACTGTCGGAGGGTTTGTGAAGGAATACGACAAGGAATCGTGGTGGGAAGAGTGCAAGAAGGCCAAACCGGATCTGACTCGCGAAGAGTTTGAGTTCAGGTGGGCACACTTCGTAACCGTTACGAATTTCGTCGCAAAGTTCAAAGGGAGTATGTGGCAGTGGCACGACGACATCTCATAATTCCTGATACGCAAGTCCGGCCAGGTGTGGATACGCGGCATATCGACTGGGCAGCCAAGGCAATCGTGGAGTACCGCCCTGATGTCATCGTAGTCATCGGGGACTGGTGGCACTTGGAGAGTCTGTCCCGGCACGAGAAGCCGGGCAGTGCGCCACTGGAGGGTACGCGACTCAAAGCCGACATCGATGCGGGTAACGAAGCCTTCGAACGGCTCGTTGCACCGATGAACAAGGAGATCAAGCGGCGTCGCGACAAGCATCGTACGCGCTGGAACCCGGAGTGCCATTTTCTTTGTGGTAACCATGAAGCACAAATCACGCGAGTGCTTAAAGACGATCCGAAGTTCGACGGCATACTGACGTTGGACGCTCTGAAGACGCCGGGATTCCAGCGACACGGCTTTCTCGACATCGTCATCATCGACGGCATCCGCTACTGCCACTTCTTCCCGAATCCATTCACCGGCAAGGCGATCGGTGGAACGATCGTCAACCGCCTGAACCACATTGGAGGAACGTTCTGCCAGGGGCACCAGCAGGGGTATATGTACGCCTCTAAACAGTATCCCGACCATGTCAAGCACGGCATCGTCTGCGGCAGGTTCTACAACGAACACGAAAGTTACCGCCCGAAGGACGTGCAAAACTCTGAGTGGAACGGTATCCTCGTCTTGAACCAAGTCAAAGACGGGGACTTCGACATGATGCCCCTGCGTATGGAATACCTGCGGAGGAAATACGGATGAGCATTGGCGACGTGAACAGTGGCGCCCGTGGCGCCGGCGCACGTTTCAACACGAACAAGGCAGAATTTCACCAACTCCCCTTGTTTGCGCTGGAAGGTGTAGTTAGAATTCTGGAATATGGTGCCAAGAAGTACGCCCCGGGCAACTGGCTGAAGGGTCAACCGTGGTTGGTGCCGTTCGATTCCATGATGCGCCACATGGCGGCGTGGCAGCGAGGCGAGGAACTGGACCCAGAGTCGGGCTTGCCGCACCTGGATCATGCACTGACGAATTTGATTTTCCTTTCCGCTTTCCGGGACGTCTACCCGGAGGGCGACAACCGATGGCCCGCGATGCGTAAAGGCGGGGTTCAACTCAAGGAGACTACGGACAATGTCGATCGAAACGAATCTGGAGAGCATCGCGAAGTCGCTTCAGGAACTGGTGGAGCAAGGGCGTCTGAATCTCGCCCTGAAGGCGGCGCAGAATGCGGAGAAGACATCATTTACCACGTCACCGAGTGGCCCAAGCGAGTCGGCCCAGACGGCAAACGCGCCGACCCTGGCCCCTACCGCAGTTTCCGCTTCGGCCCCGGACCCGGCGAGTTCCCCACCGGCTGAGAAGCCGAAGAACAAGGGCGGCCGCCCCCGGAAGGACAAGCCGGTTCTGTCGCGGGACAACCCGACGCTGAACCAGATGCCGGACATCATTCCGGTAGGGCCCGAGCCGCAGCCGAGCGTGCCGCCTCCGGCAGAGCCGACGCCGGTCACGCCGCAGTTGGTCGAGCAGCGCGACCCGGTCGATGACTTCCTGGACAGCGAGCCGGCGCCCGAGAAGACCTACCCGGAGCCGACCACGGAGAACGTCCGTGCGGCGCTGATCTCCTACGCGGAGCGGCACGGCGGTGCGTCACCTGGGGCGGGCGGTCGCGCGAACGCGCGGGCACTGATGAAGCAGGTCACCGGTTGCGAGGTCATGCCGCAGCTGGACGCCAAGGTCAAGGAGACCGGCGACGTCAGCTGGTACGCCAAGATCATCAAGGCAGCACTGGACGGCTGATATGAACAACCTTTCCAAAAAGACAGTGGATCTTGAGTCACTTGTTGGGCTGCACAAGTTGTCGGGGGTGGACTTCGGGAAGATAGAGCCTGAAGAAGAAGAATGGCAAGACACGTCAAGCACAATGACTTTCGTCTTGGATGGCGAGACGTACACAGCAGTTGAAGATCCGTCCGACGGTTACCGAAGCGCGCTGGAACATTTGCTGAAAGGCGGCGATGCAGTCAAGAACACTTTCGAACCCGTAAAAGTGTTCGGCATGATGCGCAATGCGTGCCGCGACAGAAGCGGAAAAGCTGAAGTGCTTTCTTTCTACGATGCCGTGACAGCTAAGCTGGTGCTTGAGCTAGGCACTGACGATTCCGACGACTACTACCCGTCCTGCATATTGTTCTTTGATCCGCGCGGCATGGTAATCAATGCAGGGAAAGAGTAATGGAGTACATCCACACGACAGCGCGGGAAGATCAAGACCGGAAGGGGCTCGTGCGGACGTTCACGGGGAAGTACGTCAATCCGCTGGATCTCAACTTCGATGACGTCTGCATCGAGGACATCGCGCATCACCTGTCGAACATCTGCCGGTTCACGGGGGCGGGCCCGTTCTACAGCGTGGCGCAGCACAGCGTCCAGGTGTCGTGGCTTTGCAAGGGGTGGTCGCGAGACTTCAAGTTGGCCGGACTGCTACACGATGCGGCCGAGGCGTACTTGAACGACTTGGCGTCGCCCGTGAAGCACGCGCCGGGCATGCTGGCCTACCGGCACGCCGAAGACGAAGCAACGCTCGTTATCTTCGGCGCGCTGGGCGTCAACCCGGAGTACCTTGACTTGGTGAAGGAACACGACGACAAGATGTTCCAGAACGAGGTCGAGTGGTTCTGGGGCAAGCGTGTCGGTGGGCTGCATATCTGGACGCCGGAGCAAGCCGAGAGGGAGTTCTTGGTCGAGTACCACGCGCTGCGCGGAGTCGAGCAGTAATGTGGCACTACTACAGTTCTTATGGAAATTTTTACCCAAATGGTGAAGACATGAACGCAATCAAGGTTGGCGACAAGGTTTACGCGCCGAAGCATGGTGCCGGCAAGGTGCTGGCGATCGTCGGCAACAACGCGTGGGTGCAGACCGCGGTACGCGACTACCCGCTGACGTTCGACATCAAGAAGCTGGAGCCAATTACCGTGCCGCGACAGGGCGTGCTTTGTACGGTGCAGGAAACCAAAGGTTACTTCTCGGACAACCAATACCGCGTCGGCACGATTGAGTGGGGCGTTCCGGTGATCGAACTGACCAATGAGGTCCGTGAACGCGTGAAGGATCTGCTCTGATGCACGAGCCGGCACATTCGATACTTGGTCCGTCGTCTGCCGACAGATGGATTGCTTGCGCCGGCTCGGTTTTAGCAACCAAGGATTTGCCGGACCGCGATACTGAGTATTCGACGTACGGCAGCGCCGCCCATACGCTTGCCGAACGTTGCCGGAAGGACAACTTGCCGGCGGCGCATTTTCTTGGCGGCAAGTTGTACGTTGAGCAAGTCAATGGTGAATCCGCGGAAGTAATCGTAGATCGCGAAATGGTTGTTGGCGTTCAGTCCTACATCGACTACGTCAACGCTTTGGACGGCGATGATTACAACGAGGCTCGCGTTTATTACGAAGAGTACGTTCCGGGCGGATTTGGTACGATGGACGCGGCGCGAGCAACCCATTATGTGTTGAACATCGTGGACTTGAAGTTTGGCGCCGGGGTGCAAGTATTTGCAGCTAACAATCCGCAGATGATGCTCTATGCGTTGGGCTTCATGCTGGCATGGGGCTGGCTGTACGATTTCCGCAAGATTGCATTACACATAGTGCAGCCCAGGCTAGACCACTACGACGTCTGGGAGACGACTCCTGAAGCGATTTTTAAATGGGCTGACGAAGTTGTCAGACCGGCCGCCGCAATCGCGTTGAAGCCGGGCGCCCCGTTCAAGGCCGGCAAGCACTGCAAGTTCTGCAAGATCCGGGCAACCTGCACGGTCCGCGCCAAGTTCGTCTTTGAGATGAACCTGGACGAACTGGACGATCTCGATGACGCAATCGCCAAGGACGCCCCGCCGATCGCCCAGTTGACGCCGGCACAGATCATTGCGGCGCTGCGCCGAAAAGAGCATATCGTCGGTTGGTACAACGACATCGAACGGTACGCGATCTCGGAGATCAACCACGGCCGCGAGTTCGCGGGCTGGAAGCTCGTGGAGGGTCGATCGAACCGCGAGTGGGCAGGACGTGCCGCGGAGATCGAGAAGGCGCTGATTGCGGCCGGTGCGGGCGAAGGGATCAAGGCTAAGCTCTATACGGAGCCCGGCATCATCTCGCCGTCGCAGGCCGAGAAGGTGTTCGGGAAGAAATTGTTCCTGCCGGGAACACCATTGGGTGATCTCATCACGAAGCCGCGAGGGAAGCCGAAGCTCGCGCCGCCCGAGGATGAGCGGCCTGCGTATACGGTCGATGCGTCGGAACTGGAGGATGTTGATGACTCAGCTTGAACTTCCGCTGTGCAGCACTTTCGTGGTGCGTGTGCAGGCTACGATTGATTTGACCATTCCGGCCGAGAGCGGCAAGGCGGCCAAGAAGTACGTGGAGGAACACGTATTCCCCAAGCTCTCACGCCCGAAGATCATGGCCGTCTACCGGTCCGACATGATGCCGGCGGCCGAAGAGAACGAAGGCGGCGATGATCCTGAATCGCCGTGGACGCCGCCTCGGGGGCGCCCAAATCCTGGTGGAACGCAGGGCGGCGGATCGACAAAACCGATTCCGAAGCCCGTTGATGCGGTTGCTGCGTGACGCGTAATGCCACGAATGCGTTGATGCTGGTCTCCAACCCAACTACATAGGTGTATTGAAGTGGCAAAGTCCAAGACGAGTGAAATCATCAAGATCAAGAATGCGCGCGGTTCGTTCCTCCGGCTGTTCAAGCCGAGGGCGTTCCAGGAAGGTCAGACGCCGCGGTTTGAGGGCACGTTTCTTCTGGACCCGACAAGCCCGGAGCATGCCGAGACGATCAAGGCGATCAAGGAGGAAGCGAAGAAGCTGATTGCGGCGCAGTGGGGCGAGAAGCCGGCGGGGCTGAAGCTCTGCTTCGGGCTCGCCGACAACGACGAGACCAAGGCCAAGTACGACGGCTACAAGGGCATGTTCTACGTGACCACGGCCAACACGGAGCGCCCGGGCGTGTATGGGCGCAAGAAGCAGCCGGTTGCCGAGGGTGACCCGGAGGCGCCGTATTCGGGTTGCTACGTCAACACGAACATCACGCTGTGGACGCAGGACAACAAGTTCGGCAAGGCGATCCG